GTAAAGAATCTTTTCACCTTCGTAAAAACACTCAACCGGACAAACAACCACGCAGTCCGTATACTTACAATCATAACAAGGTTCACAAACTACATGTGTCATTTCTTACTCCTTTAATCAATATTGCCTCTAAGATATTCCAAAACTACTACCACAACCACAACTTTTAACTGCGTTTGGATTATCGAACTTAAACCCCTGTTTCATTGCATCTTCATACCAATCCAGTGTAGTTCCATCGATATATAATTCAGCCTTTTTATCTACAAGTACGCTAAACCCTTCGTAGTCATATTTATTATACCTAGCTGGATCGTCTCCTTCTTCTTTTGGCCATAGGTCTAGCTTATATTCAAATCCCGAACAACCACCTCCTACAATACCTACTCTTACGTAAAAATCTGGTTGACCTTCTATGGTCTTTTTAAGTTGGACTTGTGCTGCTTCAGTTAGAATTATCATTTTTTTCTTTCTCTATAGCTGTTGGTACATTCTCCTCGGGTGAATATGCAAAACGGTCGACGTAATCCTCTTCTGGAATCTCTACACGCAACCTTAAACCATACTTAGTACAAGCAAACATAATGTTTAGTATAATCGCCTGACAACCTCCATAAAGAAATCCTAAAATGCCGCCCGATAGTGGAGCAACAATTAGACCGCCGACTATTGCAGGTAAAGGATTGTGCGGACCAGCAGCAGCCATGAAAGGAAGTCCAGCAAACAAAAAACCAAGGATTACTGCCGGTATAGCAAACATTCTTCCAAAATCAACACAATCAACCTCTTTCAACTTTACTTCTTTCATTATAATTCCTTACAAACTAATTGGTTCGTCTTGACTGGTGAAATCAAGAGTTTTAGTAAAATTAGATATCATTATTAGTTCAGGGATTGAAAATAATAGCCAATATGACATCATAGCAAGTACTAACGCCGCAATATCTACTTCAGGACTATATCTTTTTACGAGGACAATAAAACCTAAACATACTCCTATTCTCATTGGCATTGCACCGATTGTCAGTGGTAACAAAAAAGCCTTTCGATCAAAAAATTTCCAAACCGGAATAATCCAACTTAAACACATAAACAACATTGGAAACAACGCCAATAAAAATGCCTTACCTAACTCTATATTTATTATAAACGCCGGTAGGGTAAAAAATGCTAAAGACCCCAATACGCAGTAAAGTAAGGTTTTCAAGCATGATTTAATTAATTGATTTTTAATATCCGCTCTTTGGTCCCAGTTAATATTCTTGTCAGCTAATCTTTGATACACAGTACTTGATGCCATCCTAATTCTAGTATTCCTTATTTAAGTTTATAACTTCGTAATGCTTTAATCTTACCACTAGTATTAAATTCGATTATATATACTAAATCGGTACTAGTTACAGTACCTTCTTCTCTAGGAACTGAATCGAACACATCTGCGACATTATAAATATAGGAATGGGTTAGTTCGCACTCAATAACTATATATTTATCTTTATATGCCGTGTTATGGATTTTTATCTTAGTTTCATATACTAAATCAAGATGAGTTTTATTGGCAAGTATAGCAGTATCTTTACCTTTAACATCACAAGCCCAACTACGAAAATGAACGTCATCCGCAAATAGATCAGACATTATATCTAAATCTTTTGCACAAATTGCCGTAAGAAACTTTTTTGCTTTATCTACCCAAATCATAAGACTACCTATTCGTATTGAATTAAACTTTTGACATTTATATCAAAATCGCTTACTCTTGGTATAGTTAATAAATCAATTAAAACTAAATTATCAATAACCTCATAACCAGCTATATCACATAAATGATTTGCCGCTTGTATTGTTCCACCAGTAGCTAATACATCATCAACAATGACCACTTTTCCGCTACCTTCTTTTATAGTTAATTCATCTGTACTATATTCTGTTTGATATTTATAGTTAATAGTAGGAGGAGGTAATTTACCAACCTTTCTACACATGATAACTCCAGAACCCTGAATTGCCGCTAAAGCTGATGCGAATAAAAACCCTCGTGCCTCAATTCCAACCCAGTATGTTGGTGGCTCTACAAGGTCTGCTAGCTGCCGTATTACATCTTTCCAGTGAGGAGATGCAAGCAACGGAGACATGTCTCTGAAGGTAATTCCTTCGATTGGAAAGTTAGGAACCGCTGCAATGTGTTCTTTAAGTTTATTTATCATTAATTAGAATTCAATTATATTTTAATTATATATAGGGGATATAAATAGCTTATTTCATTTATAATTAATGCTTATTTTGTTTACGTGTATGTTCAGCTATAGAAAGCCTATCTTTAAGGACAATATAACCGTTAATTCTATGCTTTCTAAGTTTGGCTTTATGTTTTTTTATCATCTTTTCTGCTCTTAGGTATTCTACTAAAAACCCTATTAATAATAGTATAAGAACTAATAAAGGTAATACTAAGAAAGACCAAGATAGTATATGTTGAATATGAATTAAACTCATTAAAATATATACTCGAAGGAAGTATGGGAGTGAGATTATCTATAGTATTTATCGGCATTTTAAAGGTGGTGCCTTCACAATAAGTGGACTTTTGATTAATTTTATTGAATTTTGGGGCCAAAACCCCGCATTTTAGTTGTTTTTTAAGTATAGTTGGGCACTTAACCCACATATTATTATACTCGTATATATAGGAATGTCAATAGGGTGAAATGAAAAAGATAGAAAAACCCCGGAAAGTTATTGAGTTTTAAACTATTTGGAAAATCTGGAAATTTTTTTTGGGAAAAAGCGTTCCGCCGGTTGTATAACTAAGTACCAAGTGTATAATGAGTGTTTTTCAGGAAAGGGTATAGGATGAGTGTACTAGGTTCGTTATTGTATTTGCTTATATTTTATGTGTGCTTATGTTTATTTCTTTGGAACTTTAATTCGTTTAGTTTTCAGGAAAAAGTAATAGTTGCTTTGATTATATCGGGTTTTCAATGCATTTCTACTATATGTGGAAGGGAAAAGTGAAGTATAATATATAAGGGTTATTAAGATTTCTTGAATTGTTGCTCCCGGTAAAGTTTGCTATTTCTTTAACTTAATTCAAGCACCTACAAAAATAGTAAGGTTTCTTGAGTACCTTTATGAGCTATGTTTCACCGCTTCATAAACTCCAAACTCAAGTACTATCAAAAGCGGTTTTTTACGGGGTTTGATTAACTTTTCTATATAAGGGAAACACCAATATATGTCTGTAGAATATAATGCACAAGACAATAGTGTTAAGCTATGCTGTGGTGCAACTAATTGTCCAGAAGTGTCACTACAAGATGGCAAGGTACGCATTGATGACGACTACGGTAATCATATTCTATTAGATCATGGTCAAGCCAATTTACTTAAAGAAGCACTTATTTTAGTACGTTCAAAAAGTTAGAAAAATTTAAGAAGAATAGCGGGATGGTCAAAGATTATTTTTATAAAAACTCGCGTGCTACACTCATTGGCGCGACACCAAGCTATAAGGGACGAGACATATGCTACGATACCTGAGAATTTTCCTTGCCACCCCGCTTTATTTACTTGCTAGTTTGTTTCTCTTAATTTCTTTGAGAATTTTCCCCTCAGATATAAGAGAGGAAGCTAAAGAGAGTTTTCTTTAATCAGTAACTCGTAAAGAATCACCAACAATCCAAGAACCAAGTACAAGAACAACATTAGTAGTTTGATCTGGAGTAATGCCGACCTTAGAACGGACAGTCTCACTCGCAACAATTACAACACCTGCTACAGCAACCCAAAATCTCCGCGACTTAAACAATGAATTAATTTTCGTACCCATTACAGTTCTCCATTTATTAGATAGGAAACTTACCTGACACCGAGTCAGATTTAATAAGATTTCCCAAATTACCTATAGTATATTATACCCTAGCTTTATTTATATTCGGGTAAAATTTCGGGATCACACCCAGAAATACAATTTTCTTTTATTGTACAAAAATAACTATGCTTAATTTGATAACTAGGCGCACATGCAAAGTCAGGCCAGTAAGTAGTCCAAACATTAATTCTCCATTTATCATCGAATACATTCTTTGCCGTTATTTGATGAAAGTCATTGACTACGCCCATCTTGTCTAAAACTTCTTGACAAATTAAATCATTCTGAAAGTCAGGTCTAATATTATTTTTCTTCTGTACTTTTTTCTTTGCATCTTTCTCTAGACTGCCACTCATATTTACCTCCATTTGTAAAAACTCGCGTGCTAAGGACTATCACGGACCAAAGGGCTAGGTGGGCCGATACACCTGTACAGTTTAGTAATAAATTAAATTATGTACAAAAAACTCGCGTGCTATAGACTATCACAGACTTCAAAGGGCTATAGGGGCAAGTACACCCCTGTTTTTTCTGACTTTTCTGTTTATTTCTTCATAACTTTTCATAAGTCGTTACCCTATAAGCACTTACGTATATTATACAATACACATCGTCCAAATCAAGGGGTTAAGTTGAGGAAATTTCCATAAGTCTTTATATATCAACAACTTATAGAGTGGCACAAGAATTGCACTAGAGAATTGCCGTAAGTCTATATATAGTAACAACTTACGTCAAGCGGGGCGGGCCGCGATTTCCCTAAGTCCTTTGGTAGTAAGGGTTTAGGTCAAATAAAAAAACCCCGCTCCCAGAGAGTTGGGAACGGGGTCAAGGAAAAAGCAACGCTTTTACGTCGCAAGTGCTAGAGCAGTGTCAAGAGCTTTTTGGTTAAGATTACCATTTTGTCCGAACCAAAGGGAATCCATACGATTTTCATTATTTCTTCCCTTGTTGTAGTTCAGATGCTCACTCACGGCATTGTATGCCGCCCAATAAGTACCCTTCACATGTGGAAGATCGTTACCCTTACCTGTCAGGAATAAATCTTCAATGCTCTGAATAATATTTTCAGTTCGCGTTGAAATTTCTTTGTCTTCCTGATCTTGGACATTAAGCACGATCTTGACGTACTTCCGCAGATCCTTCGAGTTAATTTGACGCGCCGCAAGAAAACGGTAGTTTTCCGCAGTGGTCTCAAACTCTTGATTTGCCAAGTTCATAATATCGCGGAGCTTTTCCACATTATTCTTGACAAACCTGTGATGCCTCACCCGAATCAACTTCGAGGCTTTAGAACCTCGTGCCATTGCTTCAGTATTGGCACAAACGACGCGAATGGGCGTAAATCCAAGATGAACAGCCAATTTTCCATCATGCCCATTGGAGAGCAGGACAAATTTTGCGATTTCATCATCTTTGACGATTTCCGTATTATCTGCACCAAGTTGGCACAGAACCCAAACACGTTCACCATTTCGCAAAGACCCAGCAGTGTGCAAAACCAGATCACCGGAATCTACCAGCGGTTCAAATACTTTGAACGCATCTCGATTCTGGAGCGGAGTCCAACGAGGACCGACCACGCCCAGAACCCGATTATCTGACGTTCGCACGGCAGCTTGGGCCTTGACTTCCTCACCGACAACCTGATCCGCTGCACCTTTACGATAGAGCGGTTCGGTTTCAACTTCCCAATCCAAACCAGCCAACTTGAACGCATCCCAAAAATTGGTAGCGCTGTCAATCTCGGTTCCCAAACCATGCCAAGGAACCTGTCCTGCAAAAACCATTCGTTCTACTTCGTGAGACATTGCTTTTCCTTTCAAAAGAGTGAAACTTGTTATGCTCTCATTATACAAGTAAATATCGGCAAGTCAACCCCTCCAGCTTTAATTTTTCCAGAAATAAATCAGATTGCCGTAAGTCGTTGTGTGCTAAGGGGTTACGTCAAGCGGGGCGGGCCGCGCTCGCTCTAAGTCGTTACGCTGTAAGGGGTTACGTCATAATAAAAAATCCCCCACGAGCGCAGCTCTCAAAACGCCCGCAGGGGATCACCCACATCACAACACGGAATTTACAAAGATGGGTTTAGATTATACTTTTGCTTGGCAATTCGCCTAATGTAGGGAAGTTGTCCAGTGTGTACAGTCTTACCATTTTCTACAATCTTTGCCCATTGTTGTTTATCGCGTCGGTTAGTGTTAACGATAATACGAGCAACACGGTGCAAGTTAGATTTTACAGCTTTCATAGTTTATTCTTCCTTAATCCAAATAATTGTGGCAAAAATTAAAATCCCGATCATTAAAATATAGCCGCTCAATCGCTCTCCTTTTCTAAAATAGTTTTGTTTAATCCGTCATTAATGCTGTGGAAAATTGCAATAGCCTCCTCTTCTGTTGGAATCCGTCGCTTGTCACTACTAAATGGAATAAATTCTTTAAAAAGATTAGGGTAGCGTTTCCGCTCAACACCAAGGCGCTGCTTAAAGCTAGCCGGTGTCATTCCCAACGCGCTTGCTGCCTCTTCGACCGATGAGAATTTCTCTCGATCAACCAAGACTACCATCAAAAACTCTGCCAAGTCTACAACTGCTTTTTTCTTAGCCATTTTGTTCTCCAGTGATTGAAATAAAAAGTCTATCTCCACCTATTATAACATCGTCTTTCCCGGTTTCAAGTAGGTCAGCAGGAAAAAAGTCACCCTTTGACACGTCCCAGACAAAAACCGTTTCCCGTAAAAAGTCTGCGTTTTCTAAATTTTTCTTTCTCATGTACTTAAATAACTCACCCCATGTCATACTACCTCCTTCCTTTTCTTTCGACTATACGAGCCTTTACCCTTTAATTTTTTTAGTGCATCTGCTGCTTCCGTACCCTTTGGTTGTGTGCCGTGAATAAGTAAAGCAAAATCCTCATTCTTTTTGGCCGGATCTGCGGCATGACTATCGTCGTGGTCAATTTCCAGACCTAGCGAATCAGCTTCTTTTTCTGAAAAAATTACCTTGGCCGACCTGAGATTCTGACTACTGATCAACTCATCATCTCTACCACCATAGCTCGCGGTGAGAATAAAATTCGGCAGACTATCAACAACCTCTCTACGGTGCAACCAATATCGCAAGGACTTCGTGTAAGCATAAAATAAGATTTGCGGTTTTAATGCTGCTAGTGCCAACCATGCGTCAAAATACTTTTGGTTGAAAAAATCACCAGCCACATGAATTCTACAAATACCGGTATCATTCATCATTGCCATTTGTAATCTTTGCACCATTTCACCGGTTGACAAATTTTTCAGACTATCAAAATTATGTTTGCGTAAATTGTAAACATTGGTATACTGCACTTCCTGACTTGCTGAAAAACACCGAAACTCAGTATCGGGACCGTCTTTGATTTTCCGCTTACCTTCTGCGTTGACCGTAGCCTTGCTCAGACACTGCTTTGCAAATGGGCACGAATAACCTGACAGAAGATCGAACGAATAAACCTTTTTTCCTTTGAGATATGGTTGTAAAGAAGGAACCTCTTGTAACGCTTCAATTTTCGCATTAGCTTTTGAGAACTTAACCATTTTGTTTCCTTTCGTGTGTTGTGTCTTATGCTCCCATTATACAATACTTATCGGCTAAGTCAACCCCTTCACTTAAAAAAAACTTAGAGAAATTCAACTTGACGTAAGTCGTGTCGTGCTAATACTTTACAGAAAACTCGCGTGCTATAACTCATTCACAACTCTACGAGCCTAGCTCGCCTAAGACAAAGCGGGATTGACGGGACTCGAACCCGCAACCACCGGATCGACAGTCCGGTACTCTAACCAGTTGAGCTACAACCCCATATAAGTTATTATACAATAGAAATCGGCAAAGTCAACTCTAAACTTTACAATAAAATAGAATTGCCGTAAGTCGTTACACAGTAAGAGGTTACGACGAGCGGGGCGGGCCGCGATAGCCCTAAGTCCTTATACCGTAAGGGTTTACGTCAAGGATACATCAGAAATGCAATTGTACAAAAAACGCACCAAGCTATAATGCCAAAAATTTCAGCTATTTGAACTATCCTCTTGAACATCTGTAAATTCTACCTTTTCCTGCAAATTTTCCTGATTCCCGTAAAAACAATCCTCTTCAATAGTCGGCCAACCATTTCCCGTATAGTTGCTCAGGTCGTCAGAATAATCGTACATAATTCTTACCTTTCTGGGTTAAAAGCGCAACCCCTCGAAAGAGGTTACGCCTTATGAATCTAAGTTCTAGCGATATTTATAAGTTATTTAGTTTACTAGGAACTTAGCTTTACTTTGTCGATACGATTTGAAGTGGTCACCATGATCCACACAAAATGCGGGTTCGGGTTTCTTGTTGAATAATCGCTCAACTTTACCCTGCCGTACTTTATTATGATACACAAATTTCACGGTTTGTCCTACTTTTAGCTTTGACATACTTCGTTTCCCCATTGTTTGAGTAAAAATTCCAAATCCGACCTATCCAGTGGGGCTTTTCCTAAGCTTTCAGGATAACCCGCATCAATCCACATTTTCATTAATTCTTCATCATCATTGTCAGGGCTTATATCAGCGTATAATTCCTGCCCGTTGGGCTTTCTGACTATATACCAAGCCTTGCTCTTTTCCTCCCTTATTCCACCACGGATAGTAACCCATTCCCGATCATACTCTATACGGCATTGGTGGTCTTTGTATAAGAACATGGTTTCTCCCTGTACTTTATTATACTATAGAATTGTCTGATGTCAAATCGGTTTTTACAATCGCATCGAAAATTTCCTCCGCAGCTAGTAATTCGTCCCATGCTACAAAATCGTCACAATAATATTCTTCGCAAGTAATTTCCGCATCAAAGTGATCTGCCATCATCAATCCCTTTAAAAAGTGCCGATTCAGTGACTTACGTCCTAACCTTTCGGTTCCAGTTCGGCTGGTTTCTTACTTCCACATCCGTTGTCAAACACCTTATTCGCAAGAAAAACGACCATTGCAAGTCACAGCTTCCCACGTTGGCGGGGTCACTTCTTCAGTTGTGATAACCTCAGAAGGTTGTCTGTAAATCTTGCAGTATTCCTCGCCGTCTTCATTTTGAAACAAACGATCTCGGCTAATGTACATGTGCTTTTCTTCGCGTCCCGTGTTTGGGTTTTGAACTGTTACGTTGAAGTACTTCATAGCTTTCCTTTCGTGTCGTTCTTGTTTCTTACTCCCTCATTATAACTATATATCGGCAGAAGTCAACCCCCTAGATCAATAATTCTGAGAAATTTCCCATATTGCCGTAAGTCGTTACTACCAAAGGAGTTACGTCGAGCGCGCCCCGCCCCCATCGCCGTAAGTCGTTACAGCGTAAGGGGTTACGTCTTTTAAAAATCTTTATCTTTATAGCTGATATATAGGATGGCCGTCCATACTCCAATCACAGCTACCAACCATAAAAAAGTCCAAATTACTGGCATGTTATTTCCTCAACCTGCTTTTGTGTGAGTTTAGTGATTTTTCCCTTTTTATCAGAGAAAATACAAACCACACCGCCGCTCTTGGTGTTTTCAATCTTAGTAAAAGTCAATTCAGCACCATCAAACTCAATCTTGCTACCATAAGGGAAATTCATAATTTTCTCCAAAAAAAGTAAAGTGTAGGCTACCCCGCTTCGGACTTGCACCGAGAATGCTTGCGGTGTCTACTTGTGGCTAGGTTACCACACCATATTCACCGACCTATCAAGCATCGCCTGCTATGACCGGGGCTCAATAAATTTTTGATACTTCCTGTGAAATTTCGTAGTTAATGTGTTGGTCTGGGAGTGATTGTCGCACCACCATTTTGGTAGTTGTAACACACCCGTGCAAACAAATCAATCCCCAAATAATAAGAATTACACCAACATATCGAGCTACTGTTTTATTCATCTAAGTCAATTCCTGCTGCTGTGGCAAAGTTCAACTCTGCCTTATTTTGTTTGTAGTGGTCAATGTGTACGTTTGAGCGATCCAATTCACCTGACAAGTCGACAAACTGACCGTATTCATCATATTGTGCCAGTTGCTCTACCTGTTGCCGGTATTGCTCTACATTATATGATCGGTTGCGGGTCTCTTCCAACTTTAGATTTTCTTTCTCTTTCCGTTCTTTATTCTGATTTTCAATCCGGTCAATATCGGCTTGCCATTCTGCGATAGATTTACCGTTGTATTCAAAGGCTTCAGCGAGTGCGTTGTCAAGTTCATTCATGTCAAAATTCATAGTTTTTCTCCAGTGTTGTTTGTCTCTGTATTGTACCATAGAATATGTGGTTGTCAACCCCCTAAATCTCCATTTCTGGGGCACGGCATAAAATCTCGTCGCTCCTCAACCATCCAAACCATCCATCTTCCGATCTTAAGAATACGCTAGGAACGCCATCCATGCAAGCTGGATTGTCAAACTCTACCATTTTAAACACGGGACCGTGTTCCCTAATCCTATCCTTGGTACGTTTGCTCGCGTTGGGTGTAAAGGTAATTTCTGCCATTAAGTTCATCATGATAATACCCATTCTAACATAGTGAAAGCTGTTTCAATCATAACTCCTGCACTTACTATTATTACCAAAAGTGCCGGTATAATGCAAGTGCAAACTATAAACGCATTGAGAACATGGATAATTTTACTGAGCATTTTCTATCCTTTTTGCTTGACGAACCATAGCGGCCCAACGTGCTGGGCTGATATTGGCGGGACGAACTTGAGTGAACCGAATCCGAAGTTGAACTTGTGCGAGTGTCATAATGTGTCTCCTTGTTACTCCCTTATTATAATTACTTATCGGCTTTTGTCAATAGCCACAATCAACAATTCTGAAAAGTTTTCGAGATTGTTGTAAGTCGTTGGTATCAAAGGAGTTACGGCAATCGCGGCCCGCCCCCATCGTCCTAAGTCGTTGCATCACAAGGGGTTAGGTCAACATAAGTATATCCAGCTTCTTTCAACAGGTCCACAAATTGGATTTCGTGTTCGAGTTGTGTAAAATATACACATTTTTCAAATGGTCCTGTCACATAGGTTATAAAGACACCCTCCATTCTTACCCATCGTTTGATTGTATACTGTTTGTTCTTTAGTTTAGTCATTTTTTATACTCCAGAGTATCTCATATATAGTTCAAAGATATAAGCCCATACCATAGTCCACAAGCCCAGTACGATCATCCATCTTTGCAGTCTAGTTATTCTTGAATGATTTGTCATTTTAATCCTTTACATATTATTTAAAAGAACCATAGTACCAATTGCCGCAGTTAACAACACCATACTTGTCAAGAGAAATATAATCATAATTTCTTTAATCCAATTTAAAAGAGTTCTCATGTTATCCTCCGTAATAAAAGAGGGGACACCTAGCCGGAGTACAAGCCAGATGTCCCCACACGAAAGGAGAGAGTCAGATATTTACACTATGATTGTATCGCTCTTTTGCAATACGTTTGATATACTGAGGTTGTCCAACATGACGGACAACGCCATCAACTACAATACGCGCCCATTGGTGGCGATCCTTACGTGGTGAATTCAAGATAACTCGAACTACTCGGTGAACATTTCCTTGAACAGCTTTCATAACACATCTCCAATCGTACAAGTAAAAGGTTTGTTTCTTCTTACTCCCCCATTATACATAGTTATCGGCCATTGTCAACCCCTCTCACCACTTATTATTCAAAGTTTTTAATATTGCTGTAAGTCGTTACTGTATAAGGAGTTACGACGTTCGCGGCCCGCCCCCCTCGCCCTAAGTCGTTTGATAGTAAGGGTTTACGTTTAATATCCTAAGAAGTTAAGAACCTCATAACCATAGTACTCCTCTCTATCGCCACGCTCTTGAGCAAACTCATGGAACGGTGCGCCGTGCGCCTCTAGTTCAAGGCGTGCTTCCTGTCGTGATACAATCGCTTCACATGCTTCGTGGTAGTCCATGTTAATCCTCCAACGTGATAGGGTGAGCGTCTGTAATAAACTCAGCGTGTAGGGAATCGATAGCGTCTCCTACTTCCTCATTGTTGCGGCATACAATCGATAGTCCGTCATTAACCTGTGGGCACCTATGCCATACCTCAACGAGATTAGTTCCAATTTCAATTTCAATATCATTATCCTGTGCGAACTTGATATCATTCTTGTGCGGAGGGTGAAGTTTAAAGTTCATTGTCTTTTCCTTTGTTGTAGTGTTGCTTGTTATGCTCTTATTATAACTAGTTATCGGCTCAAGTCAAGTGCTTGGATCAAACAAACTTCCAAGAATAACTGATTTCACCATATTGGTTACAATGGTTATCCCAATTGGATCGTACCTGTTCACTTATTTTTGTACAAATGTCCCGATACGCGCCCGTAGTTCTGATGGTATAGTTATTGTTATACGTATGGCCTTGCTTGGTGTTTACCGTTACGCAAACCGTTTCAACATGGGTCTTGTGATTGTAGTCCATTATAGTTTCTCTCTAGTTAGTAAGTAGTATAGTAGCCAGTGCGGAAACAAGCAATACCAAAGCTGCCGGAATAAAGGTTGAAATTAAAAGCGTCACGCCGTACAAGATTCTACTGAGCATTGTGGTTTCCTTTGTTGGGTTGTTGTTTGTCATGTCCTCATTATATATACTTATCGTCTGATTGCAATAGCAGTATGAAACAATTCTAAAAGAATTCCAGAATAGTTGTAACCCTATACAGCGTAAGGGGTTAGGGCGAGCGGGGCGGGGGGAGAATAGCCCTAGATAAGATGGGGGATTCACCTTACTATATAGATAAAGGGGGGTTTTTTCAATTCAAGTGAATTCGCGTAAAATATACGAAAAAAGCCGGGGTGGTACAGACATACTAAAACCTCCCAATTCAAATGTCCACTTTTATTCTCAAGACCGTGATAAAATTCACCAACCCTTTTTCGGCTGCTCTAAGTCCCTGTCTTTTCTATAGTCTACGAGTAATTCTTCTCCCTCTTCAACTTCATTAAGAGTGACTAAATATTTAAAATCTCCCAGCGTAAGAGATCGACAATTCGGCTCGTTAGAATGATTATAAGAACAGTTCGGCACAAGATTAAGCCACTGCAAAGCGCCGCTTGTTTTCTTATGTGTCTCAAACAAGACCGTATTAGCCGGTATAGCCTCCTTAGCAAATATACCCTTTCCATGTACATCACTAGTACGCAGTTCGCAGAAACTCATTTTTCCTCCAGCTCGCATCTGCCTCGTCCACTTTTCTTAATAATACCTAGTCGTTGCCGCAGTTTTCTTACTGCGTCTATTGAAATACTACGTTGATTCCGCAAGCTTAATTCTTTAGCTAGATCTTTATCTTTCGTATTGTGCGCATTTTCTCTAACAAATTGCTTATCTTTACTAGTCCATCTATTATTCATTTAACCCAAGTGCCTGTTTTGTGTATTAATAAAGTGGTCATTTGCGTATATAATATTATAGTCAAGGAGATCAGAATAATGAAAAAAATTATAGAATCTATTGAGCCTACTACTATTGCTGCTAGCGGTTTAGACGAAGCTGTAATGGCTCAAGCAAGCATTTCCGCTGAAAAAAATATCACAGATTTTTTAGGAGAAGAACATGAAGCTGAAGATAGTGTCTGAAGGTTCAGGAGAAACTACTAAAGTGGTTGATGCTGAAACTGGTGAAGAGCTAGAGAATGTAATAGGTTTAGAATTAAGTATGGATGCGTTTAATGTGCAGGCTGCTCTATTAGTTAGAGATCCTCATTTAGCTATTAATAATTTAGAAGCACAGGAGATTCGACAAGGTGATTCCGCAGGGTATGACGGAGGAACAAGTAGTTCAGATAATCAACAACATATCGAACAGGCTAGCCAACAAGTTTAAGTTCGGCTACCATGATATTGACGATATGAAGCAGCAGGCAAGGCTTTTTGCTTGGGAGGGAATAGAAAATTACGATGGTGTTAGACCGCTTGAAAATTTTCTCTGGACACATGTTAGAAACCGTTTGTATAATTTTAAGAGGAACAACTTCGGAAGGCCAGATAAGCCCTGCGATTCCTGTCCATATTTTGATATAGCCCATGAGAACGACAAGGGATATCCGTGTAAAGCATATGATGACCACGAAGAATGTGATCTATATATGGGATGGCTCAAGAGAAACACCGCAAAACGCAATATTATGAATACCGCACAACTAGACCTAGAAGTACGACAGTCGGACGCAATCGAAGAAATGCTCGACAAAAAACAAATATTTAATTTAATCGATAAATCTATTCCTGTACATTACCGAGAAGATTGGATCAGGTTTATTAATAATTTAAAACTCTCTAAAGCTAAGAGAGAATCGCTCGTAGCTACTATTGTTGGAATTCTGAAGGAGAACAAGATTGACGAAAAAGCGTGGAAAACTGTCGATTGAGGAGATGAACTATATTCGGCAGAATTGTTTTGATCTTCCGATTGAGGATATTGCGGAAAAGTTAAACAGAACAGTATCTCCGATTCAAAAGTTTATCGATAAAGAAAACCTCAAGATGAGGAATATGAGTGACGATGAACATTTATTAGTGAATCTACGGGGCCGCTATTATTATAAGGAACTTAGAAAACAGTTCGGAGATCCCGAGCTTATTTTTTTTGAACATCAGTGGATAGATTATTTCAAGCAATTCTCCGAAGATGTAACCCACACCGAGGAAATGGAAATATTAGAGGTTATTAGAACTGAGGTACTTATTAACCGTGGGATGGAAGATCGCCAAGAAGTTTTAAGAAATATTGATAGATTAAATAGGTTGATTGAAGATGAAATGGATAAGCCGCCTGCGGCACAGGATACACAGGCCATAGCGTCGTTTCAAACTCAACTCGGCGCGGCTATATCGTCTAAATCTGCGTACATTAATGAACACGAAAAGTTACTGACAAAAAAAGAGCGGCTTTTGAAAGATCTTAAGGGCACGAGGGAGCAGCGGAAAAGGAATGCAGACGACGCAAAAACAAACTTTACATCATGGTTGCGCCAACTGCAAGACTTGGAGGTGAGGGAGAAGGAAGGATTTGATATGGAAGTTCATCGGGTAGCGGCTGAAAAGGCAGTGGATAAACTAGCTAAGTACCATGAGTATGAGGACGGTACTGTCGATCAGCCGGTTTTAAACGCAGACACTCTAATTGAGGAGAACAAATGACGCCTAAAACTCAGGAAGAAGTGCAGGAATGGATAGTCCAATGGTTGGTCGATGTTGCAGCAGTTACAAGAGACTCTATTGAACTTGATAAACCTTTTAATGATTATCACTTGGATTCTTTAACGGCGGCAGAATTTAGTGATGATATTCATGACTGGCTTGGTGTTGAGGTTCCTATTACACTCATCTGGAACTATCCGACGTTAGCCGATATGACGAGCTACCTGTCGGCAAGGTCAAATGGCAAGACCGAAGAAGAAATGCGTCCTGCACCAACTGCGGAAGCTGTGCAGGCGATTTTAAATGATGTTGAAAATTTAACTGATGATGAAGCTGAAAAATTGTTGGAATAGCTATGTTCTGGTTGAAGAAAAAAATAAAATTACCTTACGTTGATATAGGTTCTGTTAAATATACATATCCATTAGAGTCAAGGGATAATATTATAGACTATCTAATTGACCAAGAACGTCTATTTAATAACAGTTCCGATATAAGAAAATTACAGTTATGTTTAAGGACAGGAGGGTGCATAGTCGATGCAGGATGTCATATTGGAAGTAAAACGCTATACTTAGCAGAATATAAAAGATATCGATTTATTTCGATTGATGCCTGTCCAGAAAGTATTAATTGTTTAAAGGAAAGTGTTAGGGAAAATGATTTAGATGACTATGTGCGACCAGTACAAGCAGTTTTATCCCATTCAAATTTTTTATGTAGTTTTGATCAACAGACTAACGAACGTTCTATTATTGAAAAGCCTATATCGTTTTGGAAATCCTTATTTTCTAAAAACACTAAAAGATACAAAACAAAAACTCTTGATAAAATTATTGGCGATACACGCTGTGGAGTAATTAAGGTCGATGTCGGTGGTTATGAGTTGTCTATATTACATGGCGCTATAGAAACAATAAAAAGGGATAGTCCTAATTTATTAATTAATTTTGATGGGCGTAATGCATCAATTGATTCTATATTAGACTTATTGGACGAATTAGAGTATGAGGCATTTTTTTTAACTGATCAAATAGACCCTACTAATTCACTTCCTATTATATATAAAGTTGATAAGGCTTGTGACAATTGTCAACCAACATTTATGATGTGTTTTCACAAAGATGTTCAGAAACATGGGTTGTCGCTTGGTCAGTTAGAGGGAGCAATGATATGAAGACAGCGTTAATTACTGGTGTTACAGGACAAGATGGTTCATACTTAGCAGAGCTATTACTTGCTAAAGATTATAATGTAATTGGTCTTAAAAGACGTTCTAGTATTGATAATTTAACTAGATTGTCTAAATGTATAAACCATCCTAAGTTTATTATAACCGAAGGAGAAGTGGCGGATTCGGGCTGTGTATATGATATTGTAAATAAATACCAACCTGATGAAATTTATAATCTTGCGGCACAATCTCATGTAGGAACGTCGTTTGAACAACCAGATTTTACCTTTCAAGTCAATGCTTTGGGGCCGTTGCACTTTTTAGAGGCTATTCGGCGTTATTCACCTCATACAAGATTTTATCAAGCTTCTACAAGTGAGATGTTTGGTAAAAATTATACAGAGGTTAATGATTTTTATGATGGCAGAACTGTTGAGGCAAAATATCAAAATGAAGAAACGCCTTTTCAGCCTCAATCTCCATATGCTGTCGCTAAGGTAGCTGCACATCATCTTGTGCGTATTTATCGTGAAGCATACGATGTGTTTGGTTGTTGTGGAATTCTTTTTAATCATGAGAGTGAGCGTCGTGGAGAGAATTTTGTAACACGTAAGATTACAAAATGGATAGGCGAGTTTTCGGTTTGGATAGATAGACACAATGTTTCTTATACAGATTTAGTTTTTGACAATGATGAACTTTACATTCCGGGCAGGACTTCTAAAGAACAGGGATTTCAATTTCCTAAGTTGCGATTGGGTAATTTAGAAGCGCGTAGAGATTGGGGGCATGCTCAAGATTATGTTGAAGCTATGTATCTCATGACTCAACAAGAAGAGCCTAAAGATTATGTTATTGCTACTGGCACTACCCATTCCATTCGAGACTTACTTGATGCAGCATTTAAATATATTGATATATATGAATGGGAAAAATTTATTGTGATAGATCCTAAGTTCTATAGACCTGCCGAAGTTGAATATCTTCAAGGTCTACCTACTGATGCAATTGAATCATTGGGATGGAAACCTCAAAGAACTTTTGAAGAATTAGTCAAAACCATGGTGGAACACGATATAAATGAGTCGCAGAAATTGGAATGATCCAGCATATGCTCAATGGCGAAAGGATATAAGGTCACGCGATAAAGGTGTGTGTCGGTGGCCCGGATGTAACTCTAAAAAAAGACTGGAGGTGCATCATATTAAAAAATGGCAAAATAATCCGGCTTTGCGTTATTCTATTAATAATGGTATTACTTTGTGTAAGCTCTGTCATCAGAGGATTAAGGGCAATGAAGAAAACTTTGAAATCTTTTTTCTCAAGCTCTTAGAGTGGGGTGCTAGACAATGAGTAGATTTACCGTTATTAGAGATACGCGAGAGAAAGAGGGTCATGGATGGTGGTTTGACGAAAACGCTTATTGTATAGGTACTGAGAAGACTAAATTAGATATTGGTGATTATAGTATAAAAGATAAAGAGCATATATTGTGTATAGAAAGAAAGGAATCGGTTTCCGAGTTAGCTGGAAACTGTGGGGAGAAAAGGTTTTTGCGAGAATTAAAAGCAATGGCCTCTTTTCCTCACGCCTTTCTTCTATTGGAGTTTGGGTGGCATCAAATAGAACAATACCCTGTGGGTTCTACAGTTCCCAAATCCAAGTGGAAAGATATACGAATTAAGGGTAAGTATATCATGCGAGTGCTGACTAGCGCACAGATTGAGCAAGGGATTCATGTTATAGCGTGTGGAGATAGCAAGCGAGCTGAAGAGATAGCCTTTAGAATCATGAGACATGTCAATGACCTATAATGTAGAAACTGCTGAACATGCATGGTTAAATGTTAGTAAAGAAGATTTAAAGGAAATAAATAATCCTTTAAAAGATCTTACACAAAAGCAAAAGGACAGTTTACATCTTCATGTTCTATCATTAATGCGTAAGCCCGAGTATTTTCAATGGACTGTTAAAAAGTTATTGAATATTGAACTATTACCAGAACAAGTAGTTATATTGCAAGAGTTGTGGACGCGAGCATTTCCTATGTATATTGCATCGCGTGGTTTTGGTAAATCATTCTTACTTGCAGTATATGCAATCTTAAAATGCACTCTCATTCCCGGTTCTAAGATAGTTATTGTTGGTGCTGCGTTTAGACAGAGTAAAGTTATTTTTGAATACATGGATACTATATGGCGCAATGCTCCAATTTTGCAAAGTATTTGTACTGATAGTAGCGGCCCTCGTCGAGACGTAGATAGATGTACTATGCGTATCAATGATAGTTGGGCGATGGCTGTGCCTTTAGGCGATGGAAGTAAGATTAGAGGTTTGCGTGCGCATACAATTATTGCAGACGAATTCAATTCTATTCCTGTAGAAATTTATGAAACGGTTGTTTCTGGTTTTGCTGCCGTATCTGCGAATCCTACCCAAAATGTTAAACAGGCGGCTCGTAGAAAGGTGCTTCAAGCTAAAGGTGAATGGAATGAAGATATGGAGGATGATTATAAAGAGCGTCAAGCAAACCAGTCTATTATTTCTGGAACATGTGGATATGGTTTTGAACACTTTGCATCTTATTGGAAGAAATATAAATCTACAATCTTAACTAGGGGTGATTTTAAAAAAGCAGCTGATGATGCGGGAGATGATATAGAAAAACTTCCTGAATATATGAAGCGTCTTGATTGGAAAGCATTTTCTATCATGCGTATACCATACGAGCTTATTCCAGAAGGGTTTATGGATGGACAGCAGGTAGCGCGAGCTAGAGCAACTATGCATAATGGTATATACCAGATGGAGTATGGTGCGTGCTTTACATCAGATAGTCAAGGGTTCTTTAAAAGAAGTTTAATCGAAGGCTGCGTTGCACATGATCGTAATTGCGAGTCTCAGGGATGGCCTGCATGGTGCGATACTCCGTTTGATCCCCTTACTCGTGGTAATCCAAACGTAAAATATGTATTTGGTATAGATCCTGCCTCTGAACAAGATAATTTTGCATTGATTATTATTGAAATTCACCCAGAACACCACAGATTAGTTTATAGTTGGACAACCAACAAGAAAGACTTTCAAAGTCGTAAAAGAATTGGTCTTACTGATGATAACGATTATTATAGTTTTTGTTGTAGAAAGATTAGAGAGCTTTATAAAGTATTTCCTTGTGCTAGAATAGGAATCGATGCTCAAGGTGGGGGTTTTGCTATAGCAGAAGGTTTGCGTGATAGTGATAAGTTACATGAGGGTGAAAGGCCAATATTGCCGATTATAGATGACAAAAAACCACAGGATACTGATCAGATTGCTGGAGATCATATTGTAGAATTGGTTAATTTTGCAAAAGCCGAGTGGACCTCTCAAGCTAATCATGGACTTAGAAAAGACATGGAAGATAAAGTATTGTTATTCCCCAGATTTGATACTTTAAGTCTAAGCCTAATGAGTGAAAAAGATAAAATCTCTTTTAAACAGCTCAAAGATCGAGTAGGAGAGTCTAATGCTTTAAGACTATATGATACATTAGAAGATGCTGTTATGGAAATTGAGGAATTAAAGAATGAATTAGTAACGGTAGTTGTTTCTGTTACTTCTGGAGGTAGAGAAAGATTTGATACTCCTGAAATTAAGATGGATACTGGTAAAAAAGGACGTATGAGAAAGGATAGATATAGCGCATTGGTTATTGCAAATATGATAGCACGACAGGCTCAACGAGAAATACCCGCTCCAACATACACTAATATAGGAACTGTAATTAAGCCCGGAGTTTTTCAAGCCAATCCGTCTAATCAAATGTACGTCGGTCAAGAATGGGCTACTAATATGAATCAAAATACTTGCTTTGCAATAAAGAGAAATTAGAACGAATGGTGTAAGAATCAATAGGTATTGTTTTTAATTCAATTACTATTACTTCTATAGGATAAAAAAGTGGCAAAAAAACCCTCTCCAAACGACAAAGTGAATTTTCCTTCCGATGGTCCCGCATATGTTAGTTGGGCTGGAACTAAGGCTGAACGAGATAGCTCTCTTAAAATCTATACCAATGCTATTCAAGAAGCTTCTACTGCTTCATATTCATCTCGTAATCGCAATTTTTCTGACTTAACCACGTATATGAGTGGTAAGCCCGGAATGCGTGATTCTGATTATGATTATTTTCGTCCTGATCAGAGGGTGCCAGAAAAACATAAAGATATAATTGCTTTTGCTAGAGCAGCTTATAGAAGAATAGGATTAATTAGAAACTCTATCGATCTTATGGGAGACTTTGCTTGCCAAGGCGTTCGCTTAGTTCATCAAAATAAGCGCGTGGAAAAGTTTTATAACGATTGGTTTACAAGGGTTCGAGGTAAAGAAACCTCGGAGCGTTTATGCAATCTGTTATTTAGAGAGGCTAATGTTCCCATAAGAATGAGGACTGCCAAGATTAATAAACAAAAGCGATTGGAAATGCAACGTTCGGTTGCCTCTCCTGATATGAATGCAGACATAAAGATTTCTAATTTTTCTAAGGGCGAAATTCCTTGGCAGTATTCTTTTATTGATCCTTTAACAGTCGAAGTTATTGGAGGTCCAATTGCTTCTATGACAGGCGATAGAAGATATGTTATTAAACTTCCTAGTAATATTTCTAGCATGATTAGAAAATTACGTAATTCTGCAAACCCTCAAGAACGAGCGTTGCTAGAGCAAATACCAACAGAAATTTTGCAGGCAGCAGAAAATAAACAGGGTGTTTTACTTCCTCCCGATAAAACGTTTGTTTATTTTTATAAAAAAGATGATTGGCAAGAATGGGCAGATCCTATGACCTATGCTTGTTTTAATGATCTTATTTTATACGAGAGATTAAAGCTTGCCGATAAGACAGCTTTAGATGGTGCAATATCTAAGATTCGTATTTTTAAACTAGGTAGTTTAGACCACAAACTTGCACCTACTCCCGCTGCTGCTTCTGCTTTACAGTCTATATTGGGATCAAATGTCGGAGGAGGAACCACCGATATTGTATGGGGTCCAGATATAGAACTTATCGAAACAGGTAGTGATATTCAAAGATTCTTAGGAGAAGAAAAGTACAGACCAACTCTAATGGCTATATATGCATGTTTAGGTATTCCTCCAACTTTAACAGGAACTTTTGGTGCGAGCGGAACCACGAATAACTTTATTTCTTTAAAAACTTTAACTGAGAGATTGAGCTATGTTCGTAATACTGTATTAGAATTTTGGAATCATCAAATTAAAATAGTGCAGGAGGCTATGGGCTTTAGGTTTCCAGCGCAGGTAGAATTTGACTTTATGTATCTTGACGATCCTACGGCTATGAGTAATCTATTGCTAGCAATGGCTGATCGTAATATTGTTAGTGATGAGTTTGTTCAAAGGCATATTAAAGCCAAACCCGATATTGAACAAAGACGGGTATTGTCTGAAAACAAGGCTAGAGATACTAAAAATCTTGAAAAGGTTAGTCCTTATCATTCTGTTGATAAAGATTACGGTTTGGAAAAAATTGCTTTACAGACTGGTGTTGTGTCTCCAAGTCAAGTTGGTGTTAAGCTTAAAGATAAAGATGGAGATCAGTCTGCATTGGAGTTAAGAAGACCAAAAGAAACTACGCCTTCTCCACCCACTGATCAAGAAGACAATCCCGGAGAACCCGGACGACCTAAAAATTCAAAAGATAGCCAACCTAGAAAGCAAAAAGAGTTTAAGCCGAAAGTCAAAGCTTCTATTGAACTTTGGGCTAAAGACGCTCAATCTAAAATATCTAAAATTTTAAATCCGGGCATTCTTAAGCAATTTGATAAAAAGAACATGAGAAGTCTTACTGCTGAAGAATATAACCAAGCAGAACAGATTAAATTTGCTGTTTTATATTCCTTGGATTATCTTCAACCTATAGATGACGCCAGTGTTCGGGCGATATTAACTGAAAAGTTGCCAAATGGTGTAATTCAAAAATGTGAGAAGTGGATATCTAACGCTAAAACTGATATCAAGAGAAAGCTTAGTATCGAAGAGATAAGAAGTATACGCGCTTCTTTTTATGCAGAAGACTATATTGCTGAAGGTAAGTATGCGTATAGAGATATAATTACAAACGAAATTTATTATTATACCCGTAGGGGTGTATATAGAAAAAACGGTAGATTATTAGTGTTTGTTCAAAATCCATAGGATTATACTATGAGTAATAAAATACAAGTTTATCAATCTGAAATCGATGCTGGTTTAGAAGATATTATTGTAGCTAACGCATCAATAGCTTACGAGGCACCGGCTTTGAGCAACCCCAAGTTGTTGGTTAATAGCTCGAAAGATATTCGGGATGCAATTTTACCAGAACCTTTCACGAAAGCCGCGCAGGATGACCCAGATATTCATCATGTGTACTCAATTTTAGTTTCAACGACGTGGAACAAAAATGACGATGTTTTCGACAAGGCCGAAGTGTGGACTGCTAAAAATACCCCTAAATTTAAGCCTACAAATCTAGAACACGATGAAAAACAGATTGTTGGTGGAATTATTGACAACTGGGTTGTTGATAATAATTTTGAATTAATTGCAGAAAATTTAGAACCTAATGACCTTCCAGACCACTATCATATATTAGTAGCCTCTGTTATTTATAAGCAATGGCAAGATCCAACATATCGTCAACGTGCTTTGGACCTTATTCAGGAGATTGAGGCTAATCAGAAATATGTTTCGATGGAATGTGTTTTTAATGGGTTTGATTATGCGGTAATTGGACCTGATAATAAGCATCATGTGATTGCTAGAAATAATGAAACTGCATTTTTAACACAACATCTTAGAGCGTATGGAGGAACGGGTTCCTATCAAGAACATCAAGTAGGGAGACTTCTTAGGAATATAACATTTAGTGGCAAAGGCTTTGTAGATAGGCCTGCTAATCCAGAAAGTGTTATTTTTGATAAAAATAAAGTATTTGAATTTAATAATGCTTCAATTTCTTCCAAAAACATCCTTTTTAACGAGAATGGTGTACTAACAAAAGTAGACAACTACAATCATTCTGATTTACAGGAGAGTACTAATATGTCTAATGAAATTTTAAGTGATCAAATCGCTGATTTGAAAGCTGCTCTTGATTCTGCGCAAGCAGAAAACAAAGAATTAGCTGATAAACTCGCAGAAGCTAATGTCGAAAAATATGAGCAGAGTATCAAAGAGCAATCTGAACAGCTCGCTGTTCGAGCTGAAGAAGTCGAAACTTTAACTACGGAATTAGAAACTTCTCAAAAAAGCGTTTCTGATTTAACTGCTTCTCTTGAAGAGGCAAAGGAAGCATGTGCAAAATTTGAGAGCCAAATCGCAGAGATGGAAGCTGCTGAAAAAGCACGCGCTCGTAAAACTATGCTTATTGAAGCTGGTTTGACTGATGAAGAAGCTGAAGCCAAAATGGAGACATTTGGTGATCTTTCGGACGAGCAGTTCACTGCTTTATCTGAAACTTTAGCTGGATACACTTCTAAGAAAAAAGAAGAAGAAGAAGAAGAAGAAGACACAGAGGCTACTGTTGAAACTGAAGAGATTCAAGACACTGAAGCTGTTGAAGAAGTCGAAGAAGTTGAAGCTAAGGTTGACGAAGAGGTTTTGGAAACTGTACAAGCCGAAGAAGCTGCGCCGCTTTCTGTTGAATCAGATGCTGCTGTTGCCTCAGACGAAGGCTTGGAAGTAGTTCGTGCCGGTCTTCAAGATTGGGTGCAAACCGTTATTTTAGACAACAATAATTAATTAATCGGGAGAGATAAAATGGCTTTGAGACCAGATAGAAATGAAGTTATTACCGACCTTAGCTTTTTCTTAAACGAAACTGCTGAGAGAGGTTTAATCGTTGTTGCAAATACTCAGGGTTCTGGAGCTGCAATGGACGATTCCAGCGCTGCTGTAAAAGTTCCTAGCGCGCCGGGAGTTGCTGGCAAACCTGTGGGTTTATTGCTCAATGATGTTGTTAATTTAGATCTTACTAGACAGCATATTAATTATGCTAAAGACGAAGTTCAAAAGGGAAGTAAGGTTCTTGTACTTCGTCGAGGCACCGTGGTAACCGATCAAATTTCAGGTTCAGTTACTATGGGATCGGCTGCTTACTTTGATGACACCGGAAAGTTGCGTAGTGGTGATTCTGGTAGCGCCCAAGTTGGTCGCTGGTTGTCGAAAAAAGATGCTGATGGTTTTGCAAAAATTGAGATCAACATTGTTTAATATATAAAGGGAGAGAACATGTCTACTAAAAAGTATTTTGAACCCACTCCAGAAATGAACGAGCTTCTCACTAGAGCAGGCTCAATGAACAGAGAGGAATCGCTTGGCGCAACTCGTGAGTTGGCTAAAGCTCTTGAGCTTCCTCTTCGTAAGGGCGTTATGAGCGGAGATATTCTTGATGGTATTTTTGAGCCCATTACCTTAGCTCCGGGTGCCACTTCGGAATTTCCACTTGATTTCTTAGCTCCCGGTACAGAGAAGGAATTTGTGGCTTACACAATTCCAAACCATGGCCGTATTCCTGAGCGCCATGTTGAAGGTGATTACGTCATGGTTCCAACGTATGACGTTGGTGCATCGATTGACTTTTTGCTTAAATATGCCCGTGATGCAAGGTGGGATGTTGTTGGGCGTGCTATGGATGTCCTTCAAGGTCAGTTCACTAAGAAAATGAACGACGATGGATGGCACACCCTTATTTCCGCTGGCGCTGACCGTAACGTCATGATCTATGACGCAGATGCTTCTAACGGTCAGTTTAGCAAGAGACTTGTTTCTCTTATGAAAGTTATCATGAGAAGAAACGGAGGAGGGAACTCCACCTCGATTAATCGTGGCGAGTTGACTGATCTTTATATTAGCCCCGAAGGTATCGAAGATATTCGAAATTGGGGTGTTGATGAGGTTGATCCTACTACTCGACGCGAACTCATTGTTAGCGATAGTGGATTGTTGACGCGAATCTTTAACGTCAATCTTCATACATTGGATGAGCTGGGCGAAAGTCAAGAGTATCAGAATTTCTATACTCAAGATCTTTCTGGTTCATTCCCAAGCGGTAAGGTTGAATTGGTTGTTGGTCTTGACCTTCGCAATACTGACAGCTTTGTCATGCCAGTTCGCGCTCCTGTAGAAATCTTTGAAGACGAGACCCTTCATCGTCAAAGACGCGCAGGTATGTATGGATGGGGCGAGCATGGTTTTGCAGCGCTCGATACTCGACGAGTATTATTAGGCGCATTCTAAGCTACGCTAAATAATCAAAAAAACGGGATATTTATCCGGTGGTGGCACTCGCTGCCACCGGATTTTTTATTAGATTTAATTATTGAAAGGGGAAAATATGGCTACTTTTTGTGTTGAAATTCCCGATGAGGAAATAGGTCGTATTGTAGCCGCAATATGTTCCAATTATCATTATCAAGCTCAAATTCCTAATCCTGAGTTTGATCCTGCTTTAGAAGAAGATGCAGAAAACAACTCTCAAACGATTGACAATCCAGAAAATCCTTATCAATTTACTAATCGTATGACAAGAGACTATCTTGTTCAAAATACTATGGCCTATGAAATAGCTGTTGCGAAAGCAGAAGCTATGCAAAGTACGGCGGGGCCACCGACTATAACAGATCCAGCACTTTAATATAAGGAAGCTTGAGCATGGCCAAGGCTTTTGATAGGAATATAGTGTTTTTGGATCGAGCTAAGGAAACCACCAGTACTCTAGGTAGGGGCGCTTTAAGTTTAGCAGGAGCTGTTGCAGGCTTCCAACCATTATCAGGTATAGGATGGGGCACCGGATTGTATGGAAGTCCTCAAAACTATAGTTATTATACTCTTGAAGAGGGTGAAGAATGGGAAGTTGGTCTTGGTGCGTATTATCCCCTAGGCAATACTTGGGGTCGTGAGGAAATTTTTGACAGTAGTGTAACTGGAGCAGCTGCCGCTGTTAATAAGAGAATTGATCTACGGGGTTATGGAACGATATTTTTAACACTTCCAGCTTCTAAGCTTATTGCTGCTAGCTCTGGTAATTATGTAGGTATAGGAGTTGAACAACCACAATATGAATTAGATGTTTCTGGAACTACAAATGTGGGTCAGATTAGAGTAGATGCTGAAGGAGCAGATGCGCCATTTGAGATTAAAGGTGGTTCTAATGTTGAAATTCATTGGTCTGACGGCACAGTACAGAATACTTCTCCTACTGGAGCTATTAATACTGTTTCTGGAATGTTGTCACCGGCTGGATCGAATCGCGCCATACAATTTAATAATAATGAATTATACGGGGGATCTAATTCTCTTGCATTTCGTAATGTGGGCTTAGGAACTTTAATTGTAAGTGGGAATATTGTCTCAGATGTTGCTCATACTGGGTATGGTCGTATTATTAGTATAGGACCGGCAGCGGGCGCATCGCTATCAGGAAGTGATCAAGTTATTATTGGTCATGATGCAGGCGAGGGTAGTGGTAGTAATAGTGTAATTATAGGGTCAGCGGCTGGATCACTCGCACAAAGTATAAACAATTCCGTAATCTTAGGCTATCAAGCAAAAGCAAGAAGTAATAGCGTTGTTGTTGGCGCTAGCAACGCTTCTCAACAAGGAGGGGCAAATTCAGTAGGTATAGGATATTATACCTTAACTGATTCATCAGCTCCATACTCAGTTGCAATAGGTAGCACTGCTGGTCAAAATACATCTGGTGCTCATACTATTAATATTGGATATAATGCTAGCGCAAAAGGCGCATCTTCTGTATCTATAGGCTCAAACTCATCAACCTTATTACCATCTACTACTGGTTATAATTATTCTGTAGCTGTTGGAGCTGCTGCTGGCGCCGTTGATCGTGCTATTGCTTTAGGATATGGTGCTCAAGCTATTCAGCCCTCTGGTTTTGTTGTTGCAAATGATTCTACAAATAGCAATATGATATTGAGTGGTATGATTGGTGAAAAGCTTAATGTACTTAATGCAAAGCTAGGTATTAATCAAAACGATCCAGAAGCAATGTTACATACTACTGCTAAAAATTCTACAGATGTTCCAATTATAATTCAAGGGACTTTTACTCAAAGCTCTGATCTCACTCGTTGGAATAATATATTGGGCGATACTTTAGCTAGGGTAACTAATGATGGAAATATTTCGGTAGTAAGTGGAAATGTTATTGTAAATAACTCAGGTAATTTCATTGCAGATAGTGGAAGCATTACTACCAATGGATTAATGAGTGGTAATTTTGACGAATTGAGATTTGTATCTGAAGGATCAAATAGAATAAAAATAGGCGTTGGAGGTGGTAATAGTAGCGGAGAAATATTTGATAATGACAGTATTTATATAGGAAATTTTGCAGGTAGTGGAATACAATTACCATCCAATTATAATACATATGTTGGGGCACAGGCTGGTGCTCATGACAGTATGGCGACACAACCAAGTGGAAAATTTCAAACATTTATTGGTTATTATGCGGGGAATAAAGCAATTGGTGGTAATTTTGGATCTTTAGCTGGTTCCGATTATACAACCTTTGTTGGTCATACAGCAGGAAAGGACGCAAGTGGGCTTAATAGCGTTGCGATGGGCGCTAGTGCAGGCATTAGTTTTCAAGGTAGAGATGGTGTTCATATTGGAGCTAACGCTGGAGCTTATGGGAGTGGCGTATGGCAAGTTAATATAGGCTCAAGCGCTGGAGGTGGAGCTAATTCAATTGCAAATTATGCAATTAATATGGGCTACGGCGCCGGTATATTGTCAACTGGAGACAATACTATATTTATAGGAAAATATGCAGGGACAACTACTAATGGCGATGATAATATAGAGATCGTTACTGATGGAGCAAATCCAAGCATTATTGGAGTTAATAGCAATAAGCTTCATATTCAAAATGTTATAGTTGGTGATACGTCAACTAAGAAATTGGCCATTGGAAATGTAGGAGCGTCCGACTTATCGCCTGACGCCACTTTAGAGGTTAAGCCAAACGCTAATTCAGACATTGGTTTTGTTGTACAGGGTGCGTCTAGTCAAACAGCTAATCTTACCGAATGGCAGAATAATTCTGAAACTGTTTTAGCAAGTGTAGCAGCCGATGGTACTATCTCTGCGAGTGGGGCTATAACAGCTGCTACCGGAATTACACTTCAACGAACTACGCCAGCAATTACAACAGATAAGCTTTATAATGTTGGTGGGGTGTTATACTTTAATGGTTCTGGAGTCAATGGTGCTGGTGGTGGTGGTGGTGGAACTAGCTATACTGCTGGAAGTGGTCTTCAATTAAATGGAACGACGTTTGATGCTTTAACGGCTACTACTTCTACTAGCGGTATAATACAACTACAAGATTCGGCTACTGATGGAACAACAAATAGAGCAATTACTCCAAATGCTGTATATGATATTTCTGGAGTGTTGGCAGCGGACGTGGCAAGCACCGGAACAACCAATGCTGCCGCTATCACAACGAACACCACAAATATTGCGACCAACGTTACGAATATCGCTGCTACAGGCGCGACAAACGCTGCTGCTGCCGCGACAAACGCGACCAACATTGCGACCAACGTTACGAATATCGCTGCTACAGGCGCGACGAACGCTGCTGCTGCCGCGACAAACGCGACCAACATTGCGACCAACGTTACGAATATCGCTGCTACAGGCGC